GTCTACAGGAGGTGCTGCAATAAATGCAGTTACAAAACAAATAGTAGCGGCTAGCAAAGTTGGGATCATAAGGATACCAAACCAGCCTACATAAAGACGGTTGTTAGTGGACGTTACCCACCGGCAGAACTCCTCCCAGGTGGAGCGAGACTGCCTTTGTGCGATAGTTGCGGTCATTTAAAAGTGCGGTTACATTTACAGTCTTATGTATTTGAGCACTTTGTAAAGCCCGCCCAAGGCTCACATCCAGTGGCGGGCTGTATTGATCAGAAGCTATACTTCAGACCAGCCTTGGTACCGTAGGAGTTGGTATCATCAAACGTAGCCGAGATCTCACCATAGACGGAGAGCTTTTCGGTAGCAGCGACAGAACCAAACACCTTACCAGACAGCACAGTCTCCTGCTCACCGCCGTCAGGGACGACGACAGAAGGACCACCTTGGATACCCCAAGAGCCGAGGACACCTTCAGATTCATAGCCGACATGGAAGTCGGTAGTTTGACTGGTGAAGTCAGAGCCGGTAAACCCAGCATTGTTTTCAACGTTCACGTAGGGACCAGCAATGGCTGCACCATGTGCCATGCCGAGGAGGAGACCGGAAGCGATAATAGATTTCATAGTTAGTTACTTTTTCTTAGCAGTTTTAGCAGCCCGTTTGAAGTTAGCAGCAGTCGGTGCACCTTTGGCACCAACCTTCCGCATCTTTTCACCAGAGCCTTTTTTAATTCTCATGCGCTTGGCATGAATGTTAGCGTAGAGACCACGTTTAGCCATTACTTTTTCTTTGGAGGACGACCTTTTTTGGAGCCGTAAGTACCTTTACCTTGTGGCATTACCAGACTCCGGGGATAATTTGACCAGTGATTGCGTAAGCACCAAGAGCCGCCAAGACGCCAAGCATAGCAAGACGACCATTAAGCTTCTCAGCCTTTTCATTGTGAGTTTCAGTTACATCCATAACAGTCATAGGTGGTTCGATTGCGTAGAGGTTTAGACGACCTCGGTCTTCAGTTACAGCGGTCATCAGAATTCAACATCAGAGTTTTCAAGACGGCGCATCAGGTCTGCACGATAAGCCGGGTCACGATCATAGCGAGGATCACTCATCGCTGCGACCAGTTCAGCTTGACTCTTGAAGGAGTCGTCAGTGTTCTGTGCACCACGTCCAGTAAGCAGTTGACCATCTGATCCTACTGCGTCATTGTAGCGGGATTGCAGGGCTTGGACAGCAAAGAAGATAGCGTTGGGGTTACCAGATTCCATCACCTGATCATACATCTCAACCTCTTCTTTACCAAAGTTATCACCTGCCCATTCGAGCATAGACTTGTAGGCTTTTTCACCGCCCACCATGTCCATCAGCTCTTGTGCTTGAGCCTCGGAAAGAGTTTCGACATCTGTCTCAGATTCGGATGAAGCTTCTTCTTCCTCGGCTGATGCTGTTGACTCGCTTTCGTCTTCGGTGCTTTGTACTTCATCACGTGGTTCTCCCAGTTTCTTTTGAAGTTCAACATAGGCTTGCTCAAGTGCTTGCGGGTCTTTAAACTTACCTGCAAGCAGCGGCTGCTCTCCACCCTCAAGAGACTCAGCAACCGCCAGGGAGTCTTGTTCGTCTGAGTTAAGTACCTCAGAGTTCACAGGTGTTTCTTTCATCGTAAGTGTTTCAGCCATTCTTTATTGTGGTGGGATAGGGGCTTGTTCTTGCTGCATCATTTGCATAGCAGCTTGTTCACGTTTTTGCTCAACGGCTGCCATCTGTGGTGCTTGCTGTTGCATCATCATAGCTTCCTGTTGTGCCATCTGTTGCTGTTGCTCAGCTTGCAGCTCCTGCACACTCTTCACAAGGTTGAGTACATCGATTCCGGATGCTGCTGCCAGACGTTTGATAACTTCATCAGGATTGATGAACTGACCAATGGCTTCTGGTCCCATGGTCTGTGCAATGACAGTAAGGAATTGACCAAGGCTTTCACGATCCTGACCACGACCAAGGGCATTGATACCAGCAACGATCGTAGGTCGGATAATGCCACCTTTAGGCAGGCGTGGGATCTCGCCAGTCTTCTGTGCAACGTTGAGTTTACGATTGAGATAGGGGATCAAGAACTCAACAGTCAACAGGGAGAATAGTCCACCGAGTTGCTGTTCCAGTTCGAGTTGTGTCATACGGACTTCTTCCGCCGTGGTGCGCTCACTGTCCCTCACGTTGAGGATCAGGAACGCTTCGTTCAGGCGTTGAGTCAGTGACCCAATCATCTGATAGGCAGTCTGGAAGTCAGCTGTCTTGCCAACCTGTACAACACCGATGTCATCAGGGCGTCCTTGAATGATAGCACCGTTACCCGCCTTGGCAAGAGTTGCTGGCTTGGTGGTGCTGCTCGGTGCGACAGTAAACACTACCTTAGCAGCTGCAGCGGAGCCTTCGACGATGGCTTGTGACAGAGCTTCAAGTGACTTCAGGTCACCCAGGAACTCTTCCACTCTACCACGTCCATAGACCTCGCCGTCAACATGGTTGAAGCGTAGCACAAGCCAGGGGTTAGCGTCAACAGGTGCCTTACCTTGAGACTTAGGTAAGACTTGATCGAACATTTCCTGGTGCCACACCCAGCGGTTGTTGTCGCGAGTGACATGCGTGTAAATAATACATTCATCATCTGGCATGGTGGTATCGTCAACCACACCAGGCTTCATGAGATCTGGGTAAAAATTTTTTACCAATTTTTTCGAGACTGTTTCTTTTGTTACGATCTCAATAACATTACCGTTACCATCTCTGTCTACCACATAGCGGTTGAGAGGATAGAGCTTGAGCCCTTCCTTACTCATAAAGACAAGAGCATTACCAGCTACCACCAGGTGCTTGAGTGCTTGGTGAACGATAACACGATCACCGGACTCTGCAATAGACTCCATGATGGTACGCTCAATCTTAGCCATCGACAAATCAAGTTCAGATCGAATGTCTGGACCCAACTCTTCAGGAAGATTGATGTCATTTACCTGCAGCTTGAAGAAGCTAGTTTGTGGAGGTAGCAGTGCAAGCATAAGCTTACTTGCAAGCGTCACCACACCTTTGGCTCCAGTTGATTGATACGGTTGTGGCAACCTCAAGCTTGTTTTGGAGGTAAGTTCATCTTCCCGAATGAGATAAGGGAGAGTTAGATCTGATGCTTGTCTAGCAGAATTGAGAAACTGGGAACGGCGTGAAGACAATCTGTCATAGCGTTGCTTAGCTGTCATTAGACGTTAACCATTCCTGATTGAATTGTACTTAGACCTTTGTATGGGGAAGCAGTGCCTTGTTGGATAGTACGGCGACGGAACTGTTGAGTACCGCCCGTGCGTGGGGCACTACCAGCTTGTTGAATCTGAAGGTTACCAGACATACCAGCCATTGCTTGGTTTGCCCTTTGAATTTGCAGATCACGTGCAGCCTGCTCTTCGGCTTCTTTCTTCCGTTGAGCTTCTGCAATAAGCATGTTGGAATAATCTTCTTGCATCTTAGCCACAGCATCCTTTTCACCTTGGACAATTTTCAACTGCTTAGCAATGTCAGCTTGCTGCGTTTCGTATTGCTTCTGTTGAATACCAGCCAGGCGTTTCTGCTCTGCTTGAAGCTCTGCCATGCGGTCAGGTTTTTTCTTGAAAAGGTAGAAGTCTCCACTGCGAGCACCTCTACCGCTACCAATATATCCCCGGTGTTGGAACCCTGCTGATTCATATTTATCGCTGGGTGCGTACGGACTGGTTGACCAAGTATAAGCACTTGGATTCTCCAGGTAGAAACCAGGCAACCGGTCAAGACCACGGGCATCTAGACCAACTCCAGTACCTTGGACTGTTTTCACGTTTTGGAGAACTTTACGACGTTCTGCCCGATTTAGATCAGCGCGGCTAGGTCCGCCGCCAAATAAACCAAAAAAAGGCATTAGTTCTCCTCCATATATTTAATGACCCACTCAACGACACTACGTTGACCGGATCGGTACATAATTTTTTCCATTGTATCGTCAGGTGTAGGGTTGGTGGGTGGAAAGGATTCTTCTAGTGCATGGATAAGTCCACGGGAATTCATCCCGAGAACCTCAAGCATATTGGGGGAGGTTGACATTACTATGCTCGAAGAAGGCAGGCATCCTAGCAGATTTAGTTTCGGCAAGTTGAGGTGCTTTACCCTCATACATTAGCCGATCGCTAGAATCGAGCCAAAATTTTTTGTCCAGATATTTGTCCACGGTATTTATACCTAGTGGTTGCATTACCCAGTTAATAGTAGCTTTGCGGAGCTTATCCAAACTAGGAGAAATGTTGTAGCCAAGTTCAGTATGTACCAGCGAATTCGCGCCGACATGAATTTGTTCGTCCCGACTAATATCCGCTGAAACTGTTCTCATACCAGCGTCACCATTAAACCTAAAGAATGGTAAAAGAACGAAGAAGATTGCACGCTCGGCAACCAACGCTTTGGTGATCGTATGATCTGGATGTGCTTCCCAAGCGGTTTTAAGCCGAAGGGCTTCCGCTTCAGCTTTTTCATCAACACCGTAAGCATTGGCGATGTAACCAAGTGCGATGTCGTGGTTTTCCTCGTCTTTGACGTTTGACACCAGTAGTTCGCGTGCCAACGCTGGTACTTCACTATTGAGGGCATTGGTGATAAAATCTCCCACAGGCAGTTCCATGTGTCGCAATGCAAGAGCACGGTGGATTGCCTCCTCCGCGCCCGCTTTGCATGTACCGGCAGTTGTCTGTACCGGTGTCCATTTGCGTTTCCGTTCTAGTAATTTCTGATAAGGGTTCATTCTGCACAATCACATTGAGGTTCAGGGGTGTCCTCAAGTAGGCTGGCAAGATAGTCATTAACGTCTTCCTCTTCGAGAGCAGCATACGCACTTGACTTGTCTTGAACGTCGCCCATAACTTGGAGACTATAATAAA